CCGTATACAGTTGGATAGGTATCATATCCGTTGCACTTTTGAGGTCATAACTATAAAAAGTTGTGGCCCCAGAATGTGCTAAGGTATGAACCGCCTTCTCCTGATCGAAGGTCCCATCAGTAGGGATCAATCGAAGCATGTTGAAGATCCAATTGTGTACTGGTTTTAAGGCAGCTTGAGTCCAGTAATCGCAAATTGCGAATACTCGGACTTTCCCAGCAGCTTCATATTTCAGTGAAAGCTTACCAGTCTCTAAGGGAAGGTTACCCTTTCCATAGGTAGGCACCGCTCTGCGTGCCAACATATCCATCATCCCAGCGTATTCATACGCTCCGATGGCCTCAAAGAACAGTTTAGGCCAGTTCTTAGGTTGAGCTGCCCATGCTTTCGCATCGGTAGCCGCGCCAAAAGTACTGACTGAACAGTTCGGGCCAGCGGTAAGGATGAAAGGTGTGTCCTGGTGCCATATCATAGGGATATTCGTGTAGTTGGCAAACGCCCAAAATTTTGGGACGAACGCCTTCCACTGCGAAAGATCACCTGTGAATGGCTCACTAGAAATACTAGCGATTGAGGGGTCTCCGTAGATTCCCTCAAAGGCCTTATAGGCGTTTAAGGTAGAGAGTACCACTCTCATAACCCAGGGTGATTTTACCCTGATAGCAGAGCGCCATGGCTTAGGAAGCCACGCAGGGAGACCTTTTCGGAGTCTTATTCGGACTCCTAAAGGTTCAGTGTCAGTAACCTTCTGACCCCCTATAAACTGCTGCGTTACGATAAGAGACACCTTCATACGGAGAATCAAGGCGTTTACGCCATGGTTCTTCAGGATGGAGATAGCTGATGCCGAGAACACGTAGAACGTACGTCTGTACGAGTCTCGATGCGGTTTTCCTGACCACTGGATAAGGTGTAAACCCCACCAGTGAATCAGGCTCGACAGGTTTCCCGGTCGAGGAGAGACCATTCCTAAAGATTCCACAGCTCGCCGAAATTTTTGTGTAAAAATACGCATTGTTTCGGTTTGTTAAAGAATTTTTGGGAACCCCTCTTTTCGCACCCAAAGGCGCGTTTGAGCAGGTCGACCGTGATAGCCGCATTCCTGCGGTCGGGCCTTGCCCGGATCATGGTTTCCCACGTTCCGAGAAGTACCAGTACCGCAACTCCGTCGAAACAGAGTATCACTAGCCTCATTACGTAGAGGTTTAGGTCGGAGATCCAGACGCAATCAGAAAAGGGTCGCTAAAAGCTCGAAAGAGCGGGGAGCGGTTGCCCTAGGCCGAAAGGTC